GAAACCATCAATAGCCTCGTCATTATCACTGCCAAAATTTAGCATAGCCAACGAAACATTGAAGCTTGTTGGTGTAATCAAGTAACAAAAGTCAGCATTAGCATCATAATCTTTTGTCTTTATAAATAACTGTGATACGGTAGTTGCTATAGCCATTACGTTATCGTGGTTTCTATCATATTTATCTTTGGCACATACGTTCCAATCTGATTGGCATACTGTATTCTGTGTATAGTAGCCGAATCAAGGGTGACTGTGTGTTCTGTAACACCTTCGTCAAAAACAATACTACTGGTATTAAACACCTCTGTACTATTGTCTATTATACGAGCATCACCCTGAAATATTCTGAATGAACCTAAGTTGTTACCCTCTGCATTTAAATCAATAACAATATTGTTCAAGATACTTTTCAGTATACTAGGCTCCATACACTTGTTATAGAGTAATGAAAACTTCTTTCTTGTGCCTCGAACATTTTGTCGCAGGCTGCCATCCATTGCCTCATCAAATGCCCCACCAAAAAATAACAGCTCAGTCTCTATACTAAAAGAACTAACAGTTACAACCTCCTCTCCACCCGCTACTGTTACAAATGATATTTTTTGAAGTGTGCTCATAGTCTATGCAATTTTATATGCTTGAAAATCAACTGTATCATTAAATAAATCGTATGTTATCTTAGAGAATCTATACGTGCCATCTATTGGCTTTATAAGCCTTGTGCCCCCAATAGAGCTACTTGCAAAACTAATAACCATACACTGATGAGGCAATACCTTATTTACGCCAAAAAAGGTTCCACTAAGAGTTGGTATTTGTGTGTCTAATAATACTTTCTCATAAGAAGCTACACCAAAAATTGCGGCAGCATTGGTAAAAAGAGAGCTAGTGGCGCAGAAAAAAAGAGAGGTATTTGTAACATCTCGCCTGTCTATATTTCCCTGCCTAAATGAAAAATTAGCTGTTTTATCAGCGTCAGGATTTATAACAGATGACGTTGATGTTGAGCTCTGACTACCATGCGTAACCTTTAGCTGACTATACTTATTTTTCTTAGGATTCTGTAGTTTTAATGATTTAAAATCAGACTCGGTCATAGCAACTGTCTGACCTCCTGTAATGTTTCTAGCAAAATATACTTTTTTGCCTAACATATTTCCGTATACAGAGCCCTCTACGCCAGCTATATTAGCTAATTGCTCAAATACATTCAAAGTTGTAGACTCTGAATCTTGTTTTGTCTGAAATACAAAAAACACATCCGACCCAAGAGATGGATTTAAAGCAGAAAAATTAGTAACAACAACATTTGTACCTGAGTCGCCATACATGCTATCTAGAGCATCATCAATAAAGTCACGAACAATAAGAGCACTTTCAGTTGTATCTGAATATTTATTTTTAGTGCTAGCAGATATTAAGTCGGTTATACTTGCCGATGTAACGTCACTAGGTCTAATGGGCTGAAAGTTTATTGTAGTTTTTCTTTGATTAATATCATAACTAATATCTTGATTATTAAATCTGCATTTTATTACATCAGCGGTACCAGTGGTAGATGGATTAAATATATTTATATTAGTAGTAAGCTCAGTCTGTGGGTCTGTAGTATCAAAGTACGCATCGTATATACTTTTATAGCTAGTTGCGCTATCATTATCAAAAAACGATATTGTTATAGCCCCAGAGCGTATGCCTATTTTATCTATATTATCTACATCAGTAGTAACGGCAAAATCATAAGTGAATTTACCTAGCTCACATATTTTATACTCTACCGTCTCAGATGCAGTTGTATTACGTATTATAAAATCTACTTTTATGGCTACTGAACGAAAGGTTACTTTATTTGAACTAGCTTGTAGCTGAGGCATTATTAATCACCTAAATATGTAGTTCCGCTTTCTATCCTTGCGTTACCGCTTTTTACTTTGTAAGCCATTACCTCCTCATCTAATGAACCTTCTAATACTATAGTGGCTCCAATAGATTGCGGTCTAGATGGGTCAAACGAAGGGGATATTCTATCTGGATTAAATTGTTGATTATTTGCTGTAAAAGACGTTTCAAAGAATCCTCTTTGTTGTTGCGCTTGTGATGCAGATGCAGCCCCACCACCACCACCACCGCCACCACCACTACCACCGCCACTAGTTATTGAGCCACCCTGCTTGAGACCCGTAGCCGCTATAGCTGCTATAGTCGCTGCTGCTTTAGCTTTTATAAGCCCAACTTGACTAAATGCTATACTAGCTCCAAGAAAATTAAAACTTGCAGTAGCAGAGGCTCCTGCGGTTGTAGCTTCCTGTATTCTTTGTTTTGCATCTATAATAACCTGAGCTATAGCTACTGATTTTTCAACCCCTAACAAAGCTAAAGCTATACCCTTGTTTTCTTTAGCAAAAAACTTAGAAAGATTAATAATGCCAGATTGAACTTTTTTTACTATCTCTAATTTTTGTTTTTCTATTCTTTCAAGTTCTGCTGCTTCATTTTCTTTTATGGCTATATTTTCTAGAGCCGTTGCTTTGGCAATTTCTAATTCTGCTAGCCTTGTTTCCTCTGCCTTTGCTATTTTTTTCTGGTCATCTAATAACTCTGAGTCATCTATTTCTTTTTTTCTTTCAGCTAAATCTTGTGTTATTTTAAATCTCTCTAAATCTGCTTCTAATTGTATTTTTTTAACCTCATTAGTTTCGTTTATTATATCTAATTCTTTTTGTGCTACTGATATATCTGTTGTCATAGAATCTAATTTAACAGTATCATTTAACTCTTTTAGGGCACCATTAACGGAATCTAATTGTTTATTAAGCTCTAAATATCTAGCCTTAGATTCATTTGTCGCAAGGCCACCGTCTGTTTCTGCTTCTATTAGCTCTCTTAATTTATCTCTTCTCTGCTCTAAAAATTCATTAGTTTTTAAACCAGCATCCACTAATAATAACGCCTCTTGAGTCGCCTTTGATTCTGCACTTATAAATTGAGCTAATGGGTCAGCATCAAATAACGCTTGATTAATTCTTAGTCTTGTATTTAAATCATCTATTGCTTTTGTGAGTTCTTCTTCCGTAACATCAGCAATTCCACCTATATCTTTCTTAAATTCTTCTACTTCTTTTTTAGATTCAGTAGTTTGTGGACTAAATACAAGAACAGGCATCCCAAATGCTCCAACAGGTGTTTTATCTTCCTCTACAGTAGGTTTAACACGCTCTGTTCGTTTATCTATTTCTTCTTGATTTTTTATAACAGTATTTTTAAGTTCTTCCGCAACAGCTATTTGTCTTTGTATTGATTCAATATTTAAAAAATCAAATCCTCCGAAATCTCTTAAGCCAGCGGATTCTTTAACAAAATCACCCAGAGAATTTTTTGCACTATCTGTTGCTTTTTTGTTTTTGCCCATAACATTAGTCAAAATTGTTACAGCTGTAACAACTCCATTTATTGCTAATATTATTCCGCCAGGCCCTAATAATGATTTTCTTAGGGCTTGAAACGTGGTTACTTGCTGACCATTTTTAATGGTTCCATCAGCCACGGCTTGATTGTATCTGGATACGTTTTGATTAAGGTTTCCAAATAGCTCTGCGGTAAAACCAATGTTGTTACCAATGGCTCGCATACCCGTTGCAAAGTTGAATGAGCCGCCAACCATAAATTGACTAGAGTCTTGTATGAGGTCACTAAATCCAAACAGGGTCTGGTTCGCCCCAGACATTGTTTTATTAAACTTTCCAGCTTGACCCGTAACATCTCCCATCTCTCCAGCTGCCTGCTCTAAGGAGTTAGCTAGGTTAATGTTGGTAGACATCATGGTTCTTAATGTTCGCTCAGCTGCGGCAAGAGTGTTGTTGTATCTTATAGACTCTTTCTCACTCATGTCCGTAGCAGCGCCATAAGCCCTCATTTCATTTACACTTTCCTCTAATACAGGTATAAATTTTCTATGCTGCTGAGCTTTTTGTCTTAGGGTGGCTATGTCTGTTTTTTCATCAGTTATAAGCCTCTTGAGGGTATTATCATAGTTTCTAGCCTGAGCATTTGCGCTCTGAACATTAGTAACATTGGCTTGTAAAAGATTGTTCCTTTCTTTTATTTCTTGGTTACCATCCTCCATTATCTTATTAAAAGTAACCTGCTTGCCAGTAGTTTTTTCTATCTCAGCAGCAGCGCCCTTCATTCCTTTTGCAAACCCCTTATCAATAGCCGATTCGACAATCTTCTTGGAGGATTCATCTACCTCAATCCTTACGCTATATACTATTTCGGGCATATCTTTTAACTATCTTTTGGCTTGTGATAAGCCTCACGAGCCATCATTGCTTTGGTTATGTCTTCTATGGAACAATCGGCTTCAAGTTCCTGCGCTCGCAATGGGTCAAAATTGGCAAGTACGTAACAGTAATATGTGTACGCACCGCCAATCTCAACCACTAGGTCATTAGGTGCGAGCAAGTCTAATGACTCTAAAGTAGACCGACTCCATTGGTAGGTACTTGTCGCCTGTTCGTAAAAAAATCCCACGCTTCCTCAAGCGTGCCTAGCTCCAAGTCATCCGATTTCCAAGTGGCATCAGTAATATTTTTTTCTAGCTTCATGCAATGTTCTGCGGTATACTTGCAATATCTAGCACGAAACTCTTCATCCAAACGCCATGCGTTCAGTGCATCAAGGTCTTCTATTGTATAATCATCAACAGAAATCTTGTCATTATCCAGCTTCTTATGAAGTTTAGGATGTTTTTCTTTGTACCAGTCCATAAGCATATCTCTACGCTCCTGCACTATCTTATCAAAACGAATAGGGGTCGGCTTGACATCAAACCTAACCCCCATAAATTCACCTTGAACCTTTGTTATTCTTCCCATAAATCGCTCGCTTTATTTTAGGGTTATGTGTTAAATTCTGTGAAGCTATATGTGCTATTTAATTGTACAGTAGGCTGTTTATATGATATGCTATCACTAGCACCAATAATTATACTTGCACGAATCATTTTAGCACTAGATGTTGGTGTTATGCTAACTTGCTTATCACCAGTAGCTGTTATTATAGTCTCTGATGATTGGTCGGATGTATTAGCATAATCAGTAAATGATTCAAGTTTTATTTTTATAGTATTACCACTGCCACCATCTGTAATAGCTGTAACATTGATGTTAAAATAAAAGGTCTTAGTGCCATCAAATGGAAGATATATATCTCTATGTAGTGTTGCAGCCCCACTATGACTAAATGTTTGAACACCATCATTTGATGATGCAAACGAAACAGTGCCTGCTGATTTAGTCCACCCATAAGCTAAAGCACTAGTGCCTGTGGCTGCTGCTGCTCCCCATTGATACAAACACAACCCATTAGTGCTATAAGCTAAATTAGATGTGTGTTTTCCCTCAAAATATCCTCCAGTAGCTTCTCTTGGACTATTGAATCTAAAAGAGGCTGTTTCAGAAAATACCTGACCAAGATTTATAGACCCCTCTGCCTGTAATATTTGACCGCCTAAACCAACACCGCCAAACACAACAGAGGTTCTATCATCAGCCAAAGTTTGCAAACCAGAGATTGTACTTGCCTTGAACAGGCCACTAACAGTTAAGTCAAAGTTTTTACTTGTAATCAATGTTTGTCCGTCCTCAATAATAGGTGATGACATAGGCTCTATACTAAGAACTTGCCTAGAAGCCTCATCAGAACCCTCTTGTACTACTGAAAATGTATTGTAGTAGGTAAACGAAGTACCACTAGTTGGTATTTGAGAAATACTTAATTTTTCTAATTGACTTCTACTCATAATATTTTTACTCCTGACCTACGCCTGTAGATGCTGTTACAACTTCAATATTACCTTGAAGAACCGTTTCTCTTCTGCTGTTACTAAAATCTAAAAACGCATTGAGTACAACCCCACCAGTTTTTAAATCACTAACGCCACTGCCCTCTGTAACAAATCTTAAAAAACATTCTGTTTTAGAGTCAGTAGAATCTTCAATCATAAAAGGCGTGTTGCTTCCTGTCAGCATATTTTCTCCATCAGCTGACCCTGTTGTTGTTCCACCATTATCTGCAACTTGCGTGCCTGTTTCAAAACTAAGGTTTCTTGTTCTTATTTCAATAGGAACGTTGTAAGATTCATTTATGGTTTGACCATCTTCAACTACAGCAGTTTGATTTGGTTCAGGAAAATATTGCAAACCATCTACAACTAAATTTTTTATAGAACCTACATAAGAGCTTCCAGATGCGGTACCAAATGCACCAGTAAAAACATCTATTTGAGATATAATTAACTTTGACATGATAAGCCTCCTTAGCTAGATGTTAAACCGTCAGTAGCTTTAATAACTTCTAATGTTCCAGTTAATACTGTTTCCACCCTTCCATTACTATAATCTTGATAACCATTTAAATAAATAGCACCAGTTTTTATGTTGAAAGAATTAGTAGCCCCAACAAAGCTAATAAAAGTTTTGTCTGGAAGTGTTCCGTTAGTAGAAACGTGGTCGCTGGATAATATAGCGCTACTTTTGCTACCAGATAAATTTGTAGATTTAGTTCTCATCTCAATGTTTACCGTATAAGACTCGTTTATTACCTGTCCATTATCAACAGTGACTTGATTTGGTTCTATAGTTGGTAAAGAAGCCTCAACGACAACATTCTCTATATCACCTTCATCAGCGTTATAGTTGTTAGCATTTGATAATGCTACTTTATCTAATATAAATTTTGCCATTGTTTTGTGTTTGGTTTAGGATATTTTAATTATACTTTGAAAATTTACTGTAGTAGACAAGTATCCATCCCTCTCTTCTATACTATCAACGCCTATGAGAGTTAGGGTATACAGGTCACTATTTATACCTGAGGCTGATGTCGTGGTTGCCCAATCAAACAGCTGGTCACTAATTTCTAATGCCCTATCGTATATTGTGTCCTTCAAACTATGCGAATCGGGCTGTTCAATATATACTAGCGCTTGAAACCTCTGGTTCAACTCACTAGGTTTTTCAGCATCAAGAATATATTCGGTAGTCCCATTTAATAATTTAAATACAACTACTTCACGCTTAATGTCTGCACGCTTCCTAATATCGAAATTGTTGCCACTAAACTTCAATACCTTTTCAACGGTAGCTCTAGAGTCAGAAGACGAGTAAGAGCTAAAACTTGTTACGTACCCACTAAGTATTGCATTTCTGTCCATGTTATAAAGATATTATTTGACTTCCAGATACTGTTGAGGGCTGGTTTAGATACTCGGTTATAAAATTTTCTATTTCTTGCAAGGTTTGTTGTTGAATAGCAGATTCCATATCCTCGTCCTCTGGAGCCCACTTTCTTACTGGCATCTTAGAGCGACCAAGCCTTCCTGTAGACAAACCATATTGGTGAGCACGCATATACGCATCCATTTCACTATTACCAAACTCGAACTCAAATGAATTATCACCCTGAATAGAGGCATATATATTATCCATGGCTCCATCAGTAGAATAAAATTTAAATCTTAGGTCAGCGGTATAGTCCCCACCTTTTCTTTGCGCATGAGAGTCTCCTAGGCTTTCCCAAGGAGAGCCATCGGCAGAGAAACCTTGCTCACTAAGGTCTTTTATAGACTCAATAAGAGCATCAGATGTAAACTCTAGTGCATCATTTAAAAGATTGCTATCATTTAACTTAGAAGTTAAATCATCTGTTAATATTTGACCTAGTGTTGGCATATTAATATACGCTCATGAATCTGACTCTTGGTGTAGTCTTTGGCTTTGCTAATAATCCGCTGAGTCTTCTTAGGTTAGCAGTAAGATACTGGTTATACATATTATAATATTTGCCAGCTTTTGAAAATGAGTAACTATCTTTATGGGTTGCATCCTGAGCAAACCATAACTCTAAAAATTTATATGAAAGTAAATCAACAAGAAGCTCCTCTGAGTCTGCTGCATGAATCGCATCTAACAATGCGGTCTCTGTGCTATACGTAGAATCATTTATGTATTGTCTTAGGTTTTCAAGGATGTCCGTTTTAAGGAGCTTAATTGCCTTGCCTAATATTAGGTTGTCTTTTTCTGACAGATTGAGCGTTGTGGTTCCGCTAGTCACATTAACGCCCTTGAACGTTAGCTCTTCTAGTGCATCAATATTGTTTCTAGTAAGTGTTAAGTCGCTAAACGCCATGAATCTTTTTTTGTATAGTTAAAAAGTAGGGGGTGACCCCAAAGAGCCACACCCCAATAATTGATTGCTATGAGCTTATGCTTTAGCTACGTTACCACGAATGTATCGACCACCTAGGTCTCCTCTGAATACTTTAGTTCCATAAAGAACTTCGATAAGTACATCAGCACCTGACTTGGTTTCTTCGATAGTCAATGTGTAGTTCACATTGTTCATTGGCTCGAAGCCTGCTGCTCTACGAACACCTGAACCTGAACCACTATCTACTGAAGGCATTACTGCAGTAACTAGGGCTAGTGCAGATGGGTCATAGAAGAACTGCTCACGACCAGTGTCGCCAGAAGCAATATCAACTGGGTTGATAGTAGCATTGTTGGCTAACGCTTTTCGTAATGGCTCTTTCAAGGTAAGAACTGTTCCTGTTTGAGATTGAACCACATAGAAATCATCTGTTGCTTTAGCAGAACCGAAAGTAACAACGTCACCCTCAGCTAAAGATACAGTTGCTGCTCCACCACTACCATTATCAATGGTTAGTTCTGTTTGTCCAATAGCTTCTGTTGCTGCAAGAACAGCATCAGTTACAGTAGCAGGAGTATGGTCGCTTCCATTGTTGTCAACGAAGAAGTTGAAACCATAAGCCTGAGCCATTGCACCAGAAACTTGAATCTCATTATTACCACGAGAATTTGCATTTTGGAAGATATTAAGCGTAGTTAAATCTTTCTCTACAAATGGGTCAATAATCATATTCATATCACCAGATACAAACTTACGAGCAGCCATGATTCTTCGTGCCTCTGCAAGGTCATTGTCATCCATCACAGTAGAATCTGTGTTGTTATCAGCGAATGCCGCTTCAAATCCTTTACGAGCCTCAGTCTTTACATCAGCATTGATTTGGTCAATTAGCTGATGCAGTCTTGGTACAAAATGCTGTTGTACTAAGTCAGGAAGTGCAAACTTCTGGTCAGCCTTGTCGATGCTGAAACCGCTGAAGAAGTGCTTGTTAATTACTAACTGCTCTTCACTAGCATTAGGTGTGCCTAGAGAATAGCTACCAGTATATGCAGTAGGTGAGCCTGTTGGCTTTACTGCACGAGTTATACTTACGGTCTTGTTACGTGCTGCGACTAGACCTTCGATTGATGCGCCAGCTACATTAGTAACAGCGCTGGATACCATTGGTCGATTTGGATATTGGTTAGCTAGTGCTACCTCAACAAATGCCTCTGGCTCATAAATATTAAAATTGGTATTAATTGCCATGTCTTTATAAAAGTTAAATTAAATGTTCGATTATATTTAGCTTTTGGGTCGCTATGACCAAAACATGACAATTAAGGTTTTGCCTAACCAATAGGTGGATTTATGCTTGTTCAGCCCAACCGCCAGCCTGCTTCATAGCCATATAAAGCTGCTCCGCTTTCTTTCGGTCTACTGGACTAGAAGAGCGTATGAGTTGTTGAAACTCTGCTCTACTAGGTCTTTCACTAGAAGGGGTACCACCAGTTGCCCCTCCTGCGCCCACTTTCTTGGGCTTTGCAAATTGCTTAGCAAACTCTACAAGAGAGTTAGCCACTGACTTTCTGTTGCCTTGTTCGTCTAGGTCAGGAACACCGTCTTTCACGGCATAAAACTGTCCATTAGACTCCTCTATTTCATACTCATTATAGAAGAGTTGCTCTATATAGTCTTGGCGTAAAGTCAGTTCATTATCTTGTTGAAGTGCACCAAAAGCTGATTGAAACTCAGAATTTATGCGACTCTCCATTTTTGTCATCATAAGTTGCTCTTTTGCAGACTCAGCTTCCTGCTGATATTGTTGCAATAGTTCACGTAGCTTTTCAGCCTCCCCTTTTTCCTCCTGCTTAGGAGCTAAGGTTTGCTGAATACGTGAAAAAGCATCATCTAATGAATCAACATTATCCCCTAATAATTCAGAGAACTTACTAACAACGTCCTTTTCGACTTTACTTTTTCCTTCGTTGTATGCACCACGAAAAAATTTGTCTTTGTCAAACTCTGGTTGTGATTGTACGGTGTTTTGGGAGGTTGTCTCCTCTACTGCTGATTCAGGAGCATCAGCCTGCTCTATATTTTGTTCGCTCATAATGGTTTATAAGTTAATTATTGCTCGCTTTGTATTTCAATACCAACTTGAGCTTGGCGTTGAAGTTCCTCTTGTGGTAAAATATCTACTAAATTTCTTAGGTCAGTAGATGTTTTAGGCATACCATATTCATCAAAGTATTGCATTACCTCTTCAATATCTTCTTGTGGCATAGAGCGCTTGCGCATATATTCAGCAGTTAATTTTTTCAATAATGGTAGTGACATAGAATGATATTGCATACCCTCTGTTATATCTGAGAATATTTCATCTGCACTAGAAAGGTCGTAATGTTTACTGTAAGTAACAATATAATTTTCAAAGTCCTCTTCACGAACCTTTGCCATTCTTCTGAGAACTTGATTTTCAATCATTTCCATGTCCATAGCTGTTGAAGCCAAAAGACCCTGCTCGTCTACATTATCAAATCTCTTTGCTGCACCAGACACATTGCTCTTGACTAGAGATTTATCACGAACCATAGCCATAGAAAATATCAATGACATCAAGTCACCAAATATAACATCCCTCAAGTGTTGCAAGCCCTGCATATCAGCTTGATACAGCATATTGTTGGGTATCGTTTGCTCGTCAGGTATGATGATTGCCATACCTACGCCCTCTTTGATTGTTCGTGAATCGTACTGGTCATCATCAGCTACACCTGCCAAGCTACGCACAATAGAGTCTGTTAGTACAGGTATAGGATGACCAAATAATTCAGAGCCTTTTTTGAGGTCATAAAATAATTCAGATGAAGCTAAATACATTCCTTTTAAGGAATATCTTCTGGGCTTACCAACCACGAATGAACTGTTTGCATCTGTTTGTCCTTTTAGTAGCGTTGCTGGAACCTCACCAAATGGGTTGTCTATCTCTAATATTTTCTTCTTAACACCACCCTCTTGTATATAAACACAAATATATTCAGATGTATATGCAGTCCACTTAAACTTTTTTACATTTTGCATATCATAATACATCTGTCTAGTGACAAGAAGTGTTAATATGCCTTGCTTTATGTGAAAGTTAAATATCTCATGGGGTCTAACAACAAAGTTATAGGGCACCACATTTCCATTCGAGTCAGTAACTGGATTGTTTTCATCATCCATCATCAAGTCAGTGACTACTGCGCCAAACCCAAGAACCTCTTTTACGAACATAACCTTATCACGATAGAACTCAGTAATGGAGCACCCTGCATCATCAAAGTTGCCTGACTTGTACTTCCAGAAATCTTTGTTCTCAGGGAACATTCTGTTGACATTGTTCTCATCATATATCCTCTGCTGAGCAGCAAAAAACTTTTGCTCTAGAGGAAATAACTTCATCCTTTGCAGTCTCTCTTTATATTCTTCGTCTGACTCAATACTGCTCTGGTCAATGATGTATGATTTATCAGAAAAAACAGTGCTAGATATAGCCGTATATTCATCATACTCTGCTTGAAACCAACTATTCATTATCTTTGCACGGTCTAATACAACACTATAATAAGGATGTCGAGTTTCTTTCATCACGATGTCTTCGACAACGTTTTTTGGTATAGAATATAACTTTGAGGTATCTATCATTTTCTAGAAAATTGTAGAGCTATGGCGATAGCCTGCTGTCTCGAATAGCCCTCTTTGATAAGTTGTCGAATATTTTGTTGAATCGTGTTTGGTGAAGTACCACGTTTAAGAGGCATAATACTACCATTTTACTTTATCTGCCCAAAAAGCTGCTGACATACGTCCTTTTGCTATGTTCTTTGCGTGCCTAGCTTTGAAAGACATTCTTTTTGCTCTTTGTGCTTCTGTTCTGGGTTTCTTTATACCCTTTACCCCCTGCTGACCAAAGCGTATGACCTTCACTTTGCTCCCTACTTTCGCTACCACAATATGAGACTTAGTAGGATGATTTGGAGTACGCTTAGGCTTGTTATAGCCAGTTACTCCATACCTTATAAGTTTTGGGTCTTTTTTGCTACTCATGGTGTCAAAAATATACACTTATTTCGTTCTGAATCAATACCAAAATAAAGTATTGAGTTTATTAGTTGTTGTATATAAATTCTTATCATGTCAAATACTCCAGCAAAACCAGCCCTGTATAGCCGAGTCAAATCCGAGGCTAAACGCAAGTTTAAGATATTTCCTAGTGCCTACGCTTCTGCTTGGATAGTAAAAGAATATAAAAAAAGAGGCGGAACCTACAAAGGTAAGAAATCTGGTAAGACTGGCGTAGCTAGATGGATGAGAGAGAAATGGACTACTCAAGACGGCTCTCCCTGTGGTTCAGCTAAGTTTAAAGGGGTAAAGAAATGCCGACCTACTGTTCGTATCTCGTCAAAAACACCTGTAACATGGAAAGAGCTAAGAAAAAGAGGTGAAGCTGGTAAGGCTATACGTGAAAAACAGCGAGTTGGTATGGGTAAACGAACTAAAGCCATAAAAAGAAGTTAGCGGAGCACATACATAGGGGAGGCGGAGCCCTTTTCGTTACGCCAGATGGCGTAATCTGTTGCATCAGACATATGTCCCCTGTCTCCATTATCAATTTTTAGCCCTTTATCGTTCACAACGGAGTACATATAGTCTTTTATAACGTTTTCACACCTTGTGTTAACCAAAAGTCGTCTTTCTCCATTGGTTCCAGCATAAATTACGTTGTTTACCTTGTCTACACGCACCTTTCTTTTCGGATTTTGTATGTCTAGCTCATTTTTATACGAAATATCATTTTCTTCAAGCACTTCCCTGACATAATCCCAGTCATTTTTGCCTACACGACCATAATTACCACTTTTTTGGTTAGAAGTGTTGTCTCCAGCCAATAAAACCTTAAAAATACCCCATTTTTGCAATAATTCAACAGTTTTGAGAGCCTGCTCTGTTGTTAAAGCCTCTTTTGAGAAGATTTCATCGAAAATAATGTATTGCTTGAGCCCATTACGAGCTTTTTTAACCTGCATAAGAGCCCAACAATGAGGAGACCTATTGAAATCAGCGCACAACCAAACAGGACTGCTGCTATCGTAATCGAGAGCCGTAAGATTGCCGTCAGGGTAGTGATTGTATCCGTCAAAATGTTTGTATGCCTTCTTCGTAGGGTCATCTGTTTCCTCGCTCATTTCGTACCCCAACTTATACGATAAAAAATCCATCGCTTCTTCTTGGAGTAGCCTTTGTTTACTGTGATTGGTCTCCCACAAAGGAATATACCAAATTTTATCGGGCTCTCTCATGTTCTATTAAATAATGTTTTTATTACTGCATCCCCTTCAATAAAATACACGGGCACTCCTACCTCTTCACCCTCTGATATTAAGGAAATTGCACCCGAATAATGTTGGTGTAAAGTTTTAAGGTCATATGTAAGAATACTCCAGCCATTTTTGCTGCATTTTTTTATAATTTCATGTATGGCTCTGGAGTTTTGATTTCTAGCTAGTATCTCCCATTGTTGACCAACAAGTTTTGCCTCTATCATAATCAAAAACTCGTCCATTTTTTTTTTGATATAATCTATTTCATCTTGTTTTATGTTTACTCCAAATCTAGCATACATAACTACTTTAGATTGTTCCATTCTTCTACCCTATACCCTGTTTTGTCTTCTTTTACAGAAATCTGAAGCACATTGAATATGCCAGATTTCATTAACCGACTGTTAGCGTCATTAGGATGATATGGTGTGCACACGCTCAAAACAATACCTTTATCGTGAACCCTTTTAATCCATGTGTTAGATATTTTGTTCCAAACTGTTTCTCTACGAGCCGTAGATATTCTGTCCTCGTCATTGCACACATCATCAAGAATTAACACACCAGCTCTCTGCCCTGTGGTTTGGGTTAGCACTGCATATGCTTCATAGGTAGGGTTGCCTGTTCGGTTACGGCTTTTAGCAATAATACGCTGCGTGCTTCCCGTATCGGTTCTATCAAATTCAACAGGATTAAAGTTATATTCCTTGCACCAGTATTTGTATGTATCGCTCATAAACAAAGCCCTTAAGGACAATATTCTTTTGGTCGATATACCGCCATCAGCGGACACAATTAATGTTTCTAGCTCGTGCTTTCGGGTGGTCATGTAGGCTGATAAGCCAATAGGAACTTGCTGGGATTTACCTGTATTATATGGGGCTCTAATCAACCCATTAAGACGGGCACTTTTAGATAGGGATTGCTTTTCCCAGTCATATATACCTTTCTGCATAACAAGGTGTATATCAGCTTGGGTTATCTTGTTTCCATCTTGGTCAGCTAAGCAGTTTTCGATAAAAGAATTACGGAGCTCTAACGAGTCGGGTGGTGGCTCGTGCCCTACTATGTTGACTAATGCGTCTGACCAGCTATTCAGCTTTTTCTTTTGGTTCATAGGCTCGCTTGCACAATATGCACTGCACCTCGCAGCTGTCTCCAGTAGCTACTTGTCCTAAACATTTAAATAATCTAGCTTTGTTGTGAAAGGGTACAGGCTTTGGTATAAAATTTGCTTTCATAGTAGGAAGTTTATATGGTTTGATTTTATTTGAGTTTGAGTCGTTCATTCTCTTTCTCTAAGAACTCGACTTTAATCCTTAACGCAGATACTTCCTCTGTTAGCTTTAATATTTGATTTCGCAACTCATCCTTTTCATCGGATGACTCTTCCAATAAGTTCTCAAGGTTGCGCACCCTGTTCTTCAGGTCATCCCTGTACTGAACAGTGTCGCTATTATTGGTTTCATTCTTTTTTTGCTCAGCTTTTATTTTAAGCCTAGCTTCAAAGAACTTCCAGACCCCAGCGGAGCCCAGTACTGTTGCGAGCGTAATAACAATTTGCGTGATGTTATCCATTTTTGTTTTTATATATTTTTTCTCTCGATAATCTGGACATACTACCAAAAGCTGCGATTATAAATAAGACCCACCCATAGTGTGTTGGACTAGGGAAGCCTATTGTTACAAGGTACATAACAGCTGACGCTAGGTACACACCAAGACAAATCATAGAGGCTCGCACTCTACAATTTATCTCGTCAGAAGCCACGCAAATTATTTGATGGATACCCGATAAAGCAGGTATCAAAGAAAGAAACAGACCAGTCCCAATCTCAATGCTTAATGCAAATGGGACTAAAAAAATATTAGCCAGCGCAAGAATAATCTCGGTTGGCTGATTATCAGAATACATCCACACCTGACGAAGGCGTAATAGCTTCATCTTCATCAGAAACAGATTAAGTTGGAGATTGTTGATGGGTCTGTCGTTAAGGAGTTACAGGATGAGCTCAAGATAAAGCTCTCTATAAGCTCGGTCAATACGACAATGCACATTAGCACTAATTTTTTCATACCACTTCATATGTTGTTTCTATTGACTCCATCTTCTTGGTAAACTCCTTGAGTTGCTCCATATCTAAAAAGTCTTGTAGTATTAGAAGGGTCTGCTCCATAATACGATTCTTGTATTCAATAATAATGGCAGGTTCATTACTCAGCTCTTTACGGACATCGTGCAAATCCTTCATAATCTTACTCAGGTCTTTCGGGTGTATTTCATCTAGGTCAGGGTGCCTCTCTAGCATAGACGTTATCTTGATGAGCATGAACTCTACTTTAGCTGATAGCTTCTCTTTTCGTTCCTCTAGCGTTCCAAGGAACTGAAGGGTACCTCTGTATTGGTTTAGGTCTTCTAGAACGTCTCTGTCGAAATATGAGTCTTCTTTTACTTGCCGTATCTGCCTCTCTATAACAATCTGCTCATCTAGCTTCTCACGCTCTGATTTCCAGTTGTAAATCGTTTGTCTTGACACACCCCATTTTTCAGCAACTTTAGACACGTTGCCCATGACATCTATATCTCTTAATATAGCAACCTTTTCCTCTGTACTAAACTCGTTATTCCCAGCCTTTTTCTTTGACATACTCTATGATAGATTCTATGCGGTTATATATATAATTAGGCAACTTATCAGACATTGAAGGGATTGAATGCAAACACTCAATGACCACCTTAATCTCCTCCATTAGCTCCTCTCTGGATTCAATCCTCGACTTCTTATGCCACGTCATTACGTAGAAATTTATTGTAGTTTACAAACTATAGGTAAAAATTCCTCAATATGCAAGGATAGTAGGTAGAAATCCCTTGTTTACACCATTTGGTGAAAATTTAATTTTTGCGAAAGGCTTGGTGGCAACATACGCCAAAATATATTTTAATATATAGCCCCTGTTACAGCCTAAAGTATATTATAAAATATATCCTGGTATATAATTCCCGTATATAATAATATTATATATTCTCGTATATACATTCCCGTATATTATAACATACAATAAGCTGTAAAGGCTTAACATAAATTTAAGGTTTAATAAAAAGTATATTTGTTTTTTTGTCTACAATATATATTGCAAGTATATTTATTAATATAATAAAGCAATGAATAAAAGTAGATTTTAATGTATAGGGTTCGATACTAAATAATATCATTAAAGTAATTAGTAAAGTATATAATAAGTATTTCATTTTATTAATCATTATAAAATTCAGCTCCTGGTGTTTCTAAAACTATTTTCATATCGTAATATATTTCTTCAGCATCTATAAATGTATCTATCCAATCATGTAATATATGTTCCTGAATAAAGGTTAATTGTTTTCTATTTTCAGATATAATATGATTGTAAATAATTAATCTAAAAGAATCTATTGGATAGTTTAGCTTTTTATCAATCACTTTTTTGAGCTTCAAGAATAGCTCTTCACAATCATAATAGATATATTCTAGAATAAAAGCTTCACTATTGATGAAACCGTTATTAGCTTTTGTGAATTGGTCTTTAGTTAACATAGTATTCATTTTAAAGGGTTAAATTTCAATTCTAAGAGCTTAGAAATAGGGACGGTTTCACCCGCCCCCGTTTACGTCAATTAATCGGTTTCACTTGTTAGTTCATCTATTTTACTCTCAAAGTCTAATCTCATTTCCATTAATGAAATGGCAAGTTTTTCAGCGTCCCTAGATACATCATACATTTCAGATTTTACGCATTTAAGATTAACACTAGTTTCGTACATGTATTCATTTTGGAAAGAGTAAACTCTTTCGTTTCCATCATCATCTGTAGATATAGACGGTATATTCACCTTTCCTAGAATCTTCTGTAGGCTTGCAATTTTAGCTTTTAGTTGATTCGCTTTTAATGTGTATTCTTTAGTAGTCATTTTAGTATTCCATTTAATTAATTGTTAAGTAGTTACTTAAGTAACTGATATAAGTATAAGCAATAAATTTCACATATGCAACAATTTCAATGTTAAGAAATTGTTATGTTTTAACTTTTTTATTATCGTATGTAAAATATATTTTATGATATATGCAAATATTATTTTTTTGTATAATAATTAAATCATTATTAGTTTCTAGTATATTATAATATATATTTATATTTCTAGGTAAATGTATATTTTAACATATAATTCAATATTAGGTAAATATATATTTTAAGGTATATTCTATTATAATATATATTTCTACTTTAAGGTATATTATAATATTAGGTATATTTCTATTTATATATATATTTCTAAGTATATATATATTTCTAAGTATATTTCTAGATAAAGATATATTTCTAGGTATATATATATTTCTATATATATTTATATTTATATTTCTATTTCTAGATATATTTCTATTTTAGGGTATATAAAAATTTAGGGTATATAAAAATTTAAAGGTATATAAAAATCTAAAGGGTATATAGAAATTTAGGATACATAAAAATTTATAGGCTATCTAAAAATTTATCATTAAAGTATTCGGATAATATTTTATACTCATATAGGTATATACTTTTATATAATCTATCGTTACTCATTTTAACTAATCTATTTAATCTAGTTTTTTCTATATCAGTTTCTAAGCTTAGTTTATATTGTTTTATTTTATGTTCAATTAGTTTTATATATAGATTATTGTATTCCATAATGTTCATTCCTTTTTTGAGTCCAAACTATAGATTGTAATTCAAAGCCCTTTAAATTATATTCTTTAGCTAAATTTATATGTAGATTTTCTAGTTGCCTATACTCTACTTTATTAGGTTTGAATTTATCTACATTATATTTATTTAATAGTGCTCTTTTTTGCCATACATCTATAGTAACGTATCTATCATCTAATAATAGATTATGATAGAAACTATATATTTTTAGAGCGTCCTTATTTATTACGGATTGATATTCGTATATATCATAGGCTTTATTTTTATGTGTATTAGGTGTGCAAATTTTTATTTTATATCTAGGTATATTCCATTTTTTGGATATACATATTTTTTGCAAATCTATTTTATTCCTTATCCATTTATTCCGTATTGATAGACGGGCGGTAATCATGGCTATGTTTACTACATCTTTATTATAATAATTAGCCACCTTATTTAAGAAAGTATTTTCTTTATAGTACCAAAGTTTGGCACTATTGAAAGTATCTTCAGGTGTCCTTTCTAGAATATCTATTAAATTGTTTCTATACTTTTTTAATTTATATTTACTTAGTTTTTTCATTTTTTATCCTATACTTTTTTAGTTCATTCTTTTTTCTATTCTTATATATTTGTCTCATCTGTAGTTCATAGTGATAATCATGTTCATTTTTTAGCTCATCATATAGCTCATCATATTTAAACTTGTATTTATCATAATTAACTAAGTATCTGTCTCTATTCATAGTGTATTCATTTAGTTTTAATTAACATTTCCAATATAGCAAATTTGAAATATGCAATTTGTAAAAGAATGTAAAATTGTATAGATATATTTATAGTATAATATTAGGTATATATATATTTTAGTATAAAGTATAATATTAGGTAAATGTATATTTATAATTATATATAAATATATATTTTAAGGATTAGTAAAAATCCATGATAAGGGTTAGTAGAAATCTATTTTAAGGGTACATAAAAATCTAAGGGGGATACATAAAAATCTAGATGCACCCCCCGTAGAAATCTATTCAGCTTCTATTATTCTATTTAGTTTTATGTATTCATCAGCATACACCTTAGCGACATACTCCTTATCATCTAGCTTTGATAGCCTAGATATTCTAGGCTCCGATATGCCCGTTACCTTACTAAGAAATTTGTTCTTAGTTCCGTATTGTTTTTTTAGATATTTAATTTGGTTCATATTATTTCCTCAGATTTTGATTTCTCCATTATTGATTTATATAGGTCTGCTCTATAAAATACTTCAGCAATTGATATTTGTAATTCAAAATTGTATGCTTCTATATAAACAGATTCATTGCATTCAAACGCATTGATGTCGTGTAATTTAAACCACCGCAAACAATAATATATTGCTTGTTCATATTTTTTAGTTCTCACTACTATATTATTATCTTCATCTAGTGTTACTACTTTCATTTTGGCTCCTCCAATAATACTTCTAGTATTAATGATTTGCTTTGCTGGGTATTACCACTTAAAGCGATGTGTAGCACATTGACTAACTGCTCAATATCCTCGGTTGCCATTTTTCTTACATAGGTATTTATGATTCGTTTATCCATTGTATTCCTCTTTAAAGTTTTCTATTGTATTGTTTTTTTGTACTAATCTTATTTCACTCAAGGTGTTTGTTACCTTTACCTTGTCAACATAAAAAGGATAAAGGTCTACTTCATCTCCCGTGTCTAAATCAATAGTCTGAATGACTACCTCATCATCGGGATTGTATTCTTTTAAGTATTCTAATAATTTTACTACTCTCATATTTTCTCCAATCCTCATTTATAGTTCAAAGTATTCTTCGTATACATCCCAATTTACGTCACCCTGAGGTGTGACTAAGCCATTCTCAATGTATCGCTTAGCCTCCCTACCATAGTGACCTTGCAACTGCCAAGCTAATCCCGTAGCTATCAGGTCAGCAAAGAATTGCACTAGCCATTCAAATT